AAAAAACTTCTCACGAGCAGACTTACACTGCAAGAAACTTTTTGGAAGAGAAAGCCCAGTTGGACGAGCAGTCTCAACAATTGGAGAATGGTACAAAACATCAGCTTGAGCTTGAGTAGAAGGAGGAACTTGAACAGCATCCATTGTAGCTGCAATCCCAACGAGACCTTGAGAACCGACAGTAGCAAAAACACTAGCTGAAGGACGATACTCAAATCTCAAATTCTTAAACTCATAACGTTCATAATTCTGGGCTACGCGACTAACAAAAGGTAGCATAGCCGGATTTCCGGGGTTTAAAGAAACAGTAGTCAGAGCATATCCTGTAGATCCAGTAATAGTTCCAACATCTTCATCAATAGGAATAGTGAAATTCCTAGTGTTACCAGCAGTGGTAACAGCACCCCCACGCTGACGTTTTTGACCTTTACGGCGGCCTTGACCGTTCCGACGAGGAGCATTTGAAGCAGGTATAACAGGCCCACCCAAGCGATTAGCTCTCTTCCGTCGTGCTCTTTTCTTTTTAGGAGGTTGAACTCCAGCCATCTTGGCAATGATGGCTTGTTTTTCTTTTTTAGTCATTTTAGACATCTTTTAAACAGTGCTGTTTAATGGGCACACCCGAATAAGATGATGACATTTAAGGGAAGATTAACCCTCTTCTCAATAACTTAGAAAGCAAATAGGTGATCCGATGAAAAATCTAACATCAGATCATCTAGACTACTCGCCTCCGATCCAGTATAAAAACCAACTATAGAGCTGATTTCCGGCGCGCCAACAAAGGCGTACGACTTGATCGTTGGGTCATCTAAGTTATTCTTAACAATATCACTGTTAACTAGAGAAGCATACGCGGTATAGAAGACCTGAAAATGTTCTGTCGGATACGACATAACCATTAACGTAAATGCTTTTCCAAGATGCTGGGCTAATGAGAGTTCTTTCTGCTCATAAACCATCGTTGTTGCTAGTCGAACCACGTCGTAACAAGGCAACCAACGATCATCTTTGAATTTAAAAGAGGCACCAAGAAAGGAAAGGGTATGCAAATCAGCATTTAACCCTCCGAAGAAAAACTTCAGCTTAAGTCCATACTTGGCCAAATGAGCCCCAAGGAATTTCTCATCACACATAAGAGAAAACTCCTCATCCAAAGAATACACATTATCATCTCCGTACAAATGTACTAGTTGATCATGAACTAGTGATAAAGGAGGAGCGGTTCCAGTTTTTAGCAAATATGCTTCGTACAAACCAGCCGCGAAAATTATAATATGGCCAAAGATATTATCACGAG